TTAATCCGCGACAAGACGCGAGCCCGCATGTATGCGCGGCGGATGGCTAATTTAATGACTGGGCTGGAGGTAGTGAAGTGAATACTGTTCCGGATTACCGTTTAGACGACATCGACGCAGACGCCCGCGACGCCCGTGACCTTGAGCTAGAAGCGAAGCGCCAAGCCGCATGGGATGAAATGCTGAGCGATGACGGCGACATCAGCGAGGTGCTAGAGCGGCTAACCGAGCATCCGCTTGAAGCGCTCAACCTACTGCGCGACTATCACCACCTCGGCAACGACCTGCGCACGGCCGGGTATGAGCTGGCAGCGCGGCTGCATGAGTTAGCGGATGGAGTTATCGAGGAGCGTATCGGATGAACAGCTTTAACCCGCTACAGAGCATTACCAACGCCATCATGGCCCATGTGCCCGACACTACGTTTGGGCAAGGGCTGGCGATTGGTGCCGGACTGTTAATTTGCATCGGTGCCGTGCTGTTTTTAGCGGCGCTGGGCGTTTGGATTGCGGAAAAGATGGGGTATTTGAAATGAATCGCGATGACGCGCTAACAGAAACAGCAATGGAAGTATCGCCCCAACAGTGGGGCGAGGATTCAATCATCCATTACCGTGAGTTCGTGTTCGGCTGGAATGAATACCAGAAGCGCCGCGACGAACTCATCAACGAACCTAATGATGCGGATGCGCCGGAGTGGGCGGCATGGAAGGCGCAAGACAGCGATGGTAGTTGGTACTGGTATTGGGACAAGCCCACGCAGGGTGCTAACTCATGGGATCCTTTTGAGAGTGACTCAAGCGTAACTAACGCGACAATCGGAAAAATCCCAGCAGGGCACGACTGGCGCACCACGCTACGCGAGGTAAAACGCGATATGAGTCAAAATAAGCCAGTTAAGAGCAGAAATGAGCCGCATGGCATCACAGGCGTAAAGCATCGCGTTGACCGCAAACTAAACCCCGTAACCAGCAGCCTGACCGATTCGCAGGCGCGTGAATATGCGGTTGAGTCAGCAACATGCAGCGACGGCCAGCCATGCGGGCAGGAGGATTATTGCGACGACTGCCCCAACGCCCCACATGCACAAGATGCGCGTCGGTTGGATGAGCAGTTGGCGCGCGATATGAAGCAGCCGCGCTATCAGGATGCGAAAGGAGATGACTGGATAGACGAGTTTGCTCGAACGTCAACGGCTGAAGAGTTTCATGGCGCTATGCGGTTTACCATCGGTAAATATAACCGACGCATGGGTAAAAAAGATGACATGCTGAAAGAAGTGCGTAAAATGAAAGACTATTGCGCCCGCTGGGAACAATACATCCTAGCCAAGCACCGATAACACGCCTGCCCCGTGGCGTAAATAGCGGGGCTTACCCAAAGCTGGCCTAGTGGGGGAGAAATAACGCCAGCAGCGATTGACGAAACGCCTCCTAGCCTCGCTATCCCTATGCGACAGGGACGCAGGCAAACCGCCACGGGCGGTAGTTTCGGGCAATCGCCGTACGCCCCACGAGACGGGGCTTTTTTATACTCAAAAAAGGAGCGGATCATGCTATTAGCAATGAGCAAATACGAACAACAGATATTCGAACAGCAACGCCAGCTGTGTCTAGCCGCAGGCTCGCGGTCTATCAAGCGGCAAATCAAGGACTACCCCGGGCGCGTCGTGTCTATTAAAACTGCCGAACAACGCATGCGGTACAAAGATATGTCGCTGCATGATGCGTGCGTGATCCCCGTTGGCACGTTTAAGCAGGGGTGGTGATATGAGAAGTCTAGACGAAACAGACTTAGCGTTTATACGTGAAACGTATCCAGACCCCTCGTGGACACTGATTCAGATAGCTGAAAAGCTCGATAAGTCAGACAGCACAGTATTGCGCGCCGCGCGCCGCATGGGGCTTAGTCGACCCGATAAGTTCCAATGCCCTAACGTAGACTGGGAAACGATTTGGTATTCATATCTTTCATGCAGGTCTTACAAGAAAGTAGAGGAGCAGACAGGCATTAGTCAGAAGGCTGCGATTAAGGCGGTAAGAAGAATGAAGGAAATGACCGAAGCAGAACGAATAATGCGGTGGAATCGATACCGCGTTAAGCACGACATGCCCTTGTTTACCAAGTGCTAGTGGCCTACAATTTACTTGTCGTCAAACCTTCCTTGAAAGCACAGCTACTAACCGACGCAAAGACAGCCCCGACTACCAATCGGGGCTTTTTATCACCGCCTCCGCGTCAAGATGTTATCCAACAGCCCGCCACCCGTCGCGATGCGCGTCACTTTCTCGGCACTACGGCCCAATATGTAGCCCGATAAACCATACTGCACGATGTCAAACAGCGCCGTGACCGTCTCTTGTGATAGGTTCTCAGGCGTAAAGCCGAACCAATAGCCGCCCACCAGCGCTGCGAACCACAGCATTACCAACGGTCGCCAGTTCCTCTGTAACCAAGACTCGCCATTTGCCTCTGCTGTCACTACGCTGCCTCGCTGCTGGATAAGCGCCTGCGTCAGCGATGCTTCGACTTCGCGCAGCTTAATAGCCGCTTGCGGGTCTGCCTGCATCGCTGCCTGAACCGCCTGGGGGTTATCGTCCACGCCCAATGCGCGAGCGATGAGAGTCCCAGCACCAGCACCAGCTGGGCCAGCAAGCACGCCGCCCAGAGCGGGCGCAGCTTTCGCCACCGTTTCTGCCACATCTCGCCAGTTCATCCTAACACCTCGATGCAGCGCTCATAGCGCCGCTGTCTGTCATCTAATCCATTCGTGCCGCCGTTAATGCGCCTCGTAGCCGTCACAATGTCAGCACCAACAGGAATATTGGTAACGTAAAACCAGCACGCAGCCAGCGCGCCTACGCCCGGCTCTAGTAGCGAATCGGGATGCAGCACTGGCTCACGGCTGTTAATCGCATCGGCAAAGCGTGTGTAATTGTAGCGCCCGGTTAGCTGGATAGGGCCACGGCCACGGAATAGCCAGCCATCGCCGTCTTTATCGTTACCCATGCGCCCGCCGTACACGTTATTGGCGAGCGCCTCGGGATTATGCGCGTACTGCGATGCGATGCGGTCGTTGGGGAAACGTGACGGCCAAACCTGCATCAATCGGCGGGCACTGTACGAAAGGTTCTCTTCTAGCGTATTGAGGTCTTGACTTTCATGCCCCGCCTGGGCAAGCAACATCGCCCGGTCGTCGCGCCGAACGTCGAAAAACTCTATTGCGTCATCGAATGCTACCGCCCATTGAACAGGGTCGGGGCATCCAGGCATGCACGCGGCTAGTTGCTCTGGGGTGATATGCCGATAGGTTTCGGTCTCATCTAGCCACATACGCAGCCCCCGCACCTGGGTCGCTGTCACTATGCCCTGCGCTGATAAAAAGCGTTTTTGTTTGCATGAGTTTTTCGCTCATTATTTGGGTTCCTGTAGAGCGCCCGTAGGCGCTCAGTTAGGGTATTGACAGTTTAGCACAATGCGGGGCGTCCTTGCTCCGCTGTTATTCCTTGTTATATCAATACAGCACCCACATATCCGGCCTAACTAGCTCTACTGTCGCACTACCCAGGGGTGGCACTGCGAGAGACCCAAAGCGACTTGAATCTACGGTAGCCCCAGCGCCAGCAACAATATTGAGTGCGTGGGTCGTGTTATTATTTACTAATGTCACTCTTGATCCTACGTTAATTGAGGTTACAGATAGACCTGCATCCGCAGCGGGCAGTGTTAGTGATCTTGGGGCTGTAGCAGACGCATCAAATGCGAAAACACCTTCTCTAGCTACGGGATTGCTAAGTGTAAAATCGCCAGCAGAGTAGGCTTTTATAAAGTCCCTGTTTACGACACCTGCGCTGACGTTTGACCCTATGCAGTCCTTTACTATGTTGCCTGTTCCCCTCAGCCCGAACACGCTAGTGTCAAATAGCGTACTGAATGTTACGCCCATATTAGACACTGCTGGTGCGGGGACTGTAGCCAGACGACGCACATTAGTGACTGTATTAAGAGTAGAATCATTGAGCAAATTGATTGCTGGATTAGTGTTGTTTGGCGAACGAGACCTAGCAGACCAGTTATCAATAACCAACCCGTGCACAAATGACTCTATTCTTAAAGGCTCAGCAAAGTCGAGAATAGTAAAATCGGTCAGCGTGATTCCCGAACTTACCAAAGTCTCTATAGGTTGGTTATGGATAGTCCCTACCCTGCGCCCCACGTCAAGAGTGATGTTAGACATACTGATGTTACGCCGAGGCTCTACTTGCTCCGACTCAGCGCCAGGAAGCAAAACGTGTGTTCCGATAAAGAACCCATCATTACCGCACTTTATACGACCATCTGATACGGAGATATCGACAGCCCACTCTGAGAATCTAATACCATCTTCTACTGCTTTAGTCTCAATAAAAAAATCACTTAATATCCCATTCCTAGAACGTAGAAATATACCCGCACCCTTACAACCCGTAATATGAATATTAGATGCCTTCCAGCCGTACACACCGGCATGCGTAGTAAAACCCTGTTCAAAGCTATTAACAGAAACTAACTTTGTAATGCTGGGGAATAAAGTAGGAACCCCATTTATAACG